CCTGTTTGATACCCGATAAAATATAGTGATATTTAGGGAGCAAACCTTTCGTGATGAACAACTAGTGTTCGTTAAGTATTACATTAGGTAGTGACTACGCTGAAAGGGTCGGATTCTACAATATGAAATCCACCTCTGAGGGTATATGTACCCTGCACCACCACGCTCACCCCTCTGCCGACTTTATTTCTAATGCGTGTCTAACAACCATATGGTAGGCCACTTTGTCGGCATCCCCAAAAGAACCTTAGATTGGGTCGAGGCTTATCCGACTTTTATTCCAAAATATAGGGAACACGGTTACGGTTTAGGACTACCACCTTGTCTTCAGTAGTCTCGCCTCGTTGAGAATATATGGGGCATCGGAACATTGACTATGAGTTATATGAGTTTTCAAGGTCATCGAAGATTTACTGTCCAGTCAGTGTCATGAATAACTGAACCTTTTGCCCGAAGAACTTTCCGTTCTCGCATTCCACTTGTGTTTTACTCTTCTCATTAACTCAAAGTTTGTTCGTCAGCCCCATATGGGAATATCATTGTCTAAGAATAGTGTTGAATACTTTCAACGCTGAATCTAATTGCTCTAACGCACTTGGTAAGTCATCACTACGAACCTTAAGGCTCTTGATGATTAGAACGTGGTCTTGTCCCGACTTGGAGTGAGCCACTTCTAACTCATAGGGATATAACTTGCCCTCGACTATCTGTGCCGTCATACCCCTTACCCACGAAACAGGATATATGGGGTGTCTCCTACAAAGTGTTACTACCATATGGTTGGGATACTTTGTCAGAAAGACCCCATATGGCTAACATCTGACCCATAGAGTGCTTAGAAGGGTTTGAGAAAATCCGATTATTTTGAAAAGGTGATAAAGATGGAATGGAAAGAGTTTTCAGGAACAACATTGGCATGGCTAAAGAGCGATAAGACTGTTGATGAAGCAGATGCTTCAACTATCAGCAGAATGATTGAGAAGGGTAACGCAAACCCTACACGACAGGTTCGTATCTCCACTACAATCCGTGAGATTGCAAGGGATTACGCAACTGCTCCATATGGACAGAGAGGATACACTCTACCCGCAGAAGCACAAACCATCGTTAACGATGTAACTGCAATTGTGAATGAGATGGCTACTCTCTTTGATAATGGTGGAGATGCTATTAGAGCATTACTTCTACCTAACCAAAGGAGCAAAGTCAAGCACTTCCCTAACGGGTCTGCTTGGGCTTCTTCAGTTCTAAAGAACGTGAACGGCGTAGCAGTCAAACTATCCAAAGACGGAACTTGGGATGGTTCGATGGAGAGTCTAACCGCTACAATTTCGGAGGTAACTTCGGAATAAGCGGGTAACTCTCAGTTACCCTTCTAAGCACCCGTTCTTTGGGGTTTGAGATTACAAAGTATCTCTTACCATATGGTTTTGCACTTTGTCGGTAAGAACCCCACTTATACCTTCATTAGTAGTCAAATAGTATGAAATGCAAGATATGCGGGACAGACCATACGGAAGACGACACAGAGAACTTGATAATGATAAGATGTTCATGTGGTGCAACTCTAAAGGGTAATGCTTACCCTAAAGTCAGTGGTAAATCTAATCTTTTTACGAGAAGACATTACAATTGGCTTGTTGAGATGGCGTTAGACTTAGAATTAACACATGAACAGTGTAGAGAGTTGGCTGAAATGTTGGAGGGAACGAATCCTAAATACGATAGGTTGAAGTTCATTACAACCATTACAACATCAAGAAACAAAAGGAGCGGAGGAATATGATGAAAGTTTGCAGAGGGTGTTTACACGTAATGGAACACAAATGGACAAGGAAAGGGTATGCCTGTAAAAGATGCCTACACATAACAACGGAGAGATACTAATGTATAAGATAATTAGATTTAGATTTGATGGAAATAATAGAACAATCAAGAGAGGATTAACTCTTGAAGAAGCACAAGAACACTGCAAAGACCCCGAAACGAGTGGTTCAACTTGTTCGGATTTAAGCAAGCGTGGAATGTGGTTCGATGGATATACGGAGGAATAAGAATGGATGAAATAGTTGGATATTGCGGAGAATGCGGAACAGGATATGAGAGAGGGTTTACCTACAAGATGCCGGGAGATGGCGGAATTGTTTGGTATATTTGCATTAATGATAATTGTGGAGTGAGTATGCCATGTTCATAGATTGCATACGTTGCAAGAAATGCGGAAGCATAACAATCAAGCCGGAAGATGAAGAGTTCTTTGGTGAATGGGATGAATGTATGTGTAGAGTTAATGAGATACTGGAGGAATACGGATTATGAGTATAATAACAAGTTGGAGAATTGAAGTAACGTTAGAGAATGGAGAAACGGTGTATGTATCAGATATGCCTAATGACGTTTCTAGTGTGGTTGATGAATACCTTTCTGAATTGGAGGCTGATTAAATGGTTGAGACAAAGGACATAACAGAGATAGAACTAACATACAATTGCTGGATGTCATTCAAAATAGATGAATTGGAAAATGTAGAATTATTCAAGACAGGCAAGGTAGTTAGATTTTGGGTGAAGTATTGCACACTACACATGGAGTTGCAAGATGGCACTGTCGTAGAAGAAGATGTCTCCAATGATTTGAATGAAGATACTAAATGGCCTACTCAGACAATGATTGAGATTGATGGTGAATGGGAGGAATACAATGGATTATGATGCACAGAAAGACAAGGATGACGAGATGTTAGCAGATTATTATTCGGATTTAGCAACGGAAGAAATACAAGCATACTGCGAACATCGTAATTCATACGTTCAAGGCACAAGGATTCTGATAGCGGAGGACTCCGAAGTTATGAAACGCCCTTTATTACGTCAATACGGTAAACAGTATTATGAGATTGAAGAACCCGAAATTGAAGTTAACTTTTATTGCTCAGATTGTGGGAAGGACATATGGCAATCAACTGATATTAACGATTATCTTGATGGTCTTGATTGTGATGAGATACTTTCACAGGATTAACGTAAGCCACCCTTCGGGGTGTGCCTGATTCGACAAAGTGCCTCTTCCAACCATATGGTATGAACTACTTTGTGAATCTTGAATACCCTAATACCCTAAATACGGGTAATATACCGTCTAAAACGACAGGAGAAACAAATATGACCGAAAATAAATGGACTGAGTTCACTCAGAAGATAACCGCATGGAAAAGAGCAAACAAGGGATGGAATGACCCCGAACATGAGTCATATCAAGAGGATTTAGATTCTCTTGACCGAATCATGAAGAAGGGTAAGACTGATGAAGGCCGAAGGGCAAGAATCATGTCTACTGTTCGCACTCTCTTTATGGATATACCAACATCACCATTCAGAACAGGCAAAGCCTCTTCGATTGATGCGGGTATGCTTGCAACATACAACGAAAGCCGAAATGATGCCCGAAGTGCCTTGATTAGTGCATGGAATGCGTCAAACTTCCTTCAAATGTATGAAGTGAAGAGCAAAAGAGGCGGAGGCGGAGTTTTCGCCACTGCCGAAGAGTATGCAGACTATCAATTGAGTTCAACGGACTCAAGGGTTCACTCTGCAATGCGTGGAACATCAAAAGACTATCAGTTCGCTGATGGTAAGCCTCTAATCAACCTTATACCTCAAAAGGAGGATTAGACGGACTCAAAAGTAGGGGGGGACACCCTAATTTCACCTCAGTCCCCTCCTACACCCTTCGGGGTCTAATGTTCGCAAAGCAATTTACAACCATATGGTTGGCACGAACTTTGTGACGTTAAACCCTGAAAGGATGCCCGAAGGCAGTCCAATCAGTATCCGTCTTGAACCCTAATCGGTTCAATGAAATACTGGGGGTTTTTGAGCATTTCACGGATTTGGTGCATCCTTTCAACGCCCTTACCACGAATAGCACCATTGAGGGTTGCAATTTCAGCAGTCAATCTGTCTATCTGTATTGCATTCAATCTTTTCACTTCCCGAATTGCACTTCTCTCATGTTGGTGGTATTCTGTGATTCTAACTGTGTCAGTTGCGTAGTTTCTGCTCTTTATGGCATACATTGTTCTCATCATGTAGTATATACCTCCCTTTTCAGGTATAATTAGGGTTCTTTCCGCAAAGCACTAAACCATATGGTTGTAAAAAATTGCTTCGGCTGGTTTTGTGAGCCATTTTTACTGTCAATTTTGACACGTTACATTTCACCATTTGCAAATGTCAGTTTATTTCTATTACCATATGGTAGGATATACTTTGTAAAGAGACTACCTTAATACCTACTACTTCTTAGTAATACTATGAGCGTAACATACGAACAGAAGGCAATATACCAGTATACCGACAAGAAGATGGGCGACCAAGCATTTTGCAAAGTCGCAGAGAGACTTATGGACAGTGGATTGATTTTGACCAGTTGGCATTATTCATCCGACCCACCATCTATAACATATGGTCAAGTCGAAGAAGAGAAAACATCATATGAATACGAAATCACCTTAGATGGAGAGACTGCATTCATGGCAAAGTATCTTTCAGACGCTAAAGAGTATGTCGAGCAGTTAAAGGAAAACAACTTCGATGCCTCCTACATTCGTCATACCAACACAAAGAGCAAGTTGGTTTGGCAACAACCTAAAGGGTCAAAGTTCTACTTGGGTCTTGATACCTTTGAAGGAGAACTACCATACAATAGGGCTGAACTCTCTTATGCTCTTGATGATGACGGTTATGAGGGAACAGTTACTCTAACCCCTAAACTACGAAATACTGCTGATGGTGTAGAGTTAACTCTAACCACCACATTAACCTTAGACAGAGTTCTCAAAGCGGATAGAGTAAAGCCAGTTATGGTTGATATCACTTTGAATGACTTTGGTATAATCAAGAGTAAAGTCGAAGATGCACTTCGTATCTTCAAGCCCCATACTACTGATTGCACCTTTGATGTGAAGACTCACTCTGAATCAGAGTGTTCACCCGATATTATCGCACAAAGGGAAGAAGCGACCAAACTTGCTCGCAATGCCTCAGAAGAGGAAGAGTGAACATAAAACCCATTGTCCCTAACGGGGCTTTGTGGTCGTTTATACAAAGTTATCCAACCATATGCTTTGCATTGCAAAATTTTTTTGTTTCATTGTTTCTATTACCCAAAGTTAATTTGTATAACCTCTTAGCGACCATCAATGACTGATGAGGCTGTTATTTTAGAACTGGTAAAAAACGCCAATACCATACTAGCCTCAATACGAGAAGAAATTGACAACATAAAGGCTCAAGGGAAGTTAGAACCTTCTTTGGATAAGAAATTAGTTGCAATAAAAACCGCTACAAAACAACTCGGTAATGAGATATTAAACAAGGTATTCAGGCAAACACGCTTAACAGATTATGAGGGCTTTGACGCTAAATGATTTTTATTCTGGTTATAGGTGAAAAAGATGGAAAAAAATTTTGCTAGTCCCAAAAAAATTCCAGCCCATTTTTTGAAAAAAGACGGGGTAGAATCTTTTGACCTATGGTTTGACGTACTTCACAAGAGGGATGAGTCCGATAGTTGGCTTGACATTCTAAAACTAAGAAGTTCAGATGGTTCTGTTGCAGGTATGCCTAATTTCATTAGATTCTCAAACAGAATATTTCAAGATGATAAAGAAGGCACATCTTCAGATAGCGGTGCTATGTTTCAAACTAACAATGGAACAGTTGTTATTGTCCGACCACATTTTGACGCACAACAGAAGTTTAGTAGAGTTGGCAATCATAGGGATTACCCGTTGAAAGATGTTATTTTAGGAATAGACAATAATGTTCAAGGTCTTGGTAATTACACTTCCTTCGTTTCAGCAGGTAAGAAAAACCAAGCAGGTGAAGGAAATGTTGACGCTACTCTGAATTATACAATTCAAGGAATAAAAAGACCGATGACAGGTTCTAACTTGTTGAATAGAAGTGTTGCTCAGTTTATGATTGAAGTTTATCCTAAAGAAGATTTGAGTGCTTTTTCGACTGCTAGAAAAGTCATAATATTAAATTCAGTTCATGGATTCAAAGAATACAAAAAACAAGGTAATGTTAATTTTAGAAACATATGGCCTGAAACTTGGCAAGACAATGAACAACTACAAGATAGGCAAAAGCGTTTAGGTGGTAAGAAATGAGTTGGTTTGAAATTCTCAAGTTTAGGTCGCCTCAACCTATTGAAAATCAAGAAACTAAAGAAGCGACTATTGATTGGATAAAGCGTAATAGAAGCATTACGTTTACTGGACATAAGCGTATCAATAAAGAAATTAGAAAAATCAACAGTATCAATAATGAAGAGTTTCCTTTGTTGAATCCCGTTGAACCATATCCTGACCATCCAATTGTTAATTCTACTGACCCGACTCTGCATCCACGAAACTTAGTGTCAGAAACAAGGAGGGATATTGAAAGCCATAATGAAAGAGTTATCAGTTTACTTTCATGGCTTGGTTCAGATGAAAACACTCATCGTATTGTTACAGGTGATTTAGTATGAAACAGTGGTTAATTAGAAAATTAATTTCGTTAATGGGTAACACGTATGTTTGGTTGGATAAACAACTTGTTCATCCTGATGGGCCAGTTCTCGGTTTAGAGATTGATGATGATTTTGCAAGTATGAGTAGGTATGAGTTGTGTTGTCACATTGAAGATAAGTTCGGATTGGAAAGAGATTCTTTTTGGAAGTTGGAGTCAACTCAGAAGATAAGGTTCTGTTGCCAAACTGCAAGGAACATACTTACGCCAAAGAAGAGGAAGAAGAAATGAGTTGGCGAGAAGTTTTGCGTAATATGTTGACAAATATGGCAACTATGCCTCAATATGTTTTGATGGCTATACAAGATGATTTCTTAGGTTGGCTAAAAAGACAGTTCATTGAGTTACCCAATCAATTAACCAGTTATATTATTCCGTTCATAAAAGAAGAAATCTTTGGAGATGACGGTTATTTTATTGAGTGGGCTAAACTTAATCCAATGAAAGAAAATGAAAAGGAAATGGCATATTACAAAAGAGGAGTTAATTCAATTATGAGAAGTAAGAAGGGCGTGAAAGACTATGCTAACTATGTAATGATGAGAACAGGAGATAGAATGACCAACTCTTATTTTGTTCCTAACAACTTAAGCAAGTTTGATAGTCTTCATCATAGTGCGACTATGCAGGGTTCACTAAGCACCGATGATGATTCTTGGTTTAACATACTAAGAATGGGAGGAGCAGTAACGTCAACCTCAAGCGGGACATCAGCATTATTCAACAATAAAACGGGAGGGGGAAAAAGACGTGGTAAAAGGAAAAAGAGTCTCAAAAGACAAAGGTATCAAGACGAAATTACCAGACGGGACAGACGCTACAATCAACGTAAGTAAGAGGTCTTTCGGACAGGCTTTCCAAGAGTGGGAAAGAAAAGCCGATGGACTTGCAGGTGATTCAATCGGGATGATTAGTCCTGAAGCCAGTAACATGAGTTTACTCGATGTAGTGAAGAATCAAGGAGTAACTGGAAGAATCAAGGGAAAGACTGGAAGTAAGATAAAGGGCAAAGGTGGAGTTGCTATCTTCAAGGCGTTGAAGACTATCTTCTCTAAACCTGATATGTCGAAAGCACAGTTACCTGCTTTGAAAGCATTAGACAAACTAATGGATGGAATTGAGGGAAGTTCTGCTGACCCTCGTAACGTTGTATTCTCTAATCCAGTAGATTGGTCAGAAGACACTGGAAGAGTATTAGATACTGAACCTGTTTATGGACATTATAGAACTGATGAGTATGAAACTGTTAGAGATTTGAAAGAAGAGGATGTTCCCGCAGTTTCATCTGAATGGTATAATGATTCCAAGAATGCTGCCACACCACCATTTTGGCAAGCACTTTATGGTAGAGGAACTAATGCTCCTTTCAATTCTCCAAGCCTACATATGATAGTTAAACAGGCTATCAAAGATATTGAAGATGCCCCAATAATTATCAACAAAGATAACCCTGTTCCTATTGAGGGTAAGAAGGCTGCAACTACTGCCCTCACAATTTCTGTATTGAGAGCCATAGTGGAAACAGAGTTGAATAACGGAACAGAGGGTAAGTCATTTCCTGATAGTAAAGTTAGAAGATTAATTGTAGGACAGGCTCAAGACATAAAGAATGAGAAAGAGTCAGATGCGGTTGAGAGCCTTAAGAGAATAAACGTTCCAAATGATATCGAAGAATGTTGGTTCAAGTTATCAAGAAGACAAGTTAAGTTGATGGCGTTTGAACTTGCTAAGAGGAAGGGCATGAAGATGCACTTCAAACAAGCAAGTGGAGATGTTGCGAGAAGCCCATTGGTTTTCGGAGAAAGACCTGACCCTGATACAGAAAAGAAATCTCTTGATTGGAGAGATATGTTAGCGAGGTGATTAGTGTTGAGTTGTATAATGTGTTATAAGGTGAAAATTCCATTTGATAATTGTTCTAATACAATGTGTCCCTATTGTGGTAGTTACATGGAGAAGTGAGAGTTTGTTTTTGGGAGTCTGTTGTTTTTGTTTGGCGATAACTCCCTTTGAGTCATCAACTTCTTCCGGTGATTTTTGTGTTAGATGTGGAACATACGAGGGGGCGTTATATTGACTGTAACAAGAAAGAGATGTCGTCTTTGTATGCACGAAGACAGGGAAATCTTTGAGAGGGATTTGGAGAGTATGCACATTCACCCCGATGACTTGGACAGTAGGATGAACTGGCCTAGTGGAACATCTGCCAAACATCAGAGAAATCACATGGGCGGTTATGCTGATGCCTCTAACCCCAAGTGTGCATTGTGTGTTTATGAGAATCGTTCAGAAATTGAACAGGAATTGTATTCGGGAGATATGACTCCTGAACTTGCCGCTAAGATAGTGGGTTGTTCAAAGGAACAAGTAGTTAGACACATCAAGAAACATACACAACCATTGGTGCAAAAAGCGGCAGCACAAATATTGGCGACAAAGGAAGTCAATGAGATTGATACTCTAAGTGGTAACATCACTAACCTTGAGAGAAAGTTAGAGGCATTGTTTGAGATAGAAGACTTAGACCACAAATCAATTGATTCACTGACAAAGTTAGCGAAGGAAGTGAGAGAGTCGCTAAAGTATCTAATGGAGTTCAAGGGTAAACTCGTTCACAGAAGACAAGACACAATCATCGTTCATCAGATGCAGATTATCAAAGAAGTGTTAGCACAGAATCATCCCGAAGTTTGGTTGGATGTTAGAAAGCAAATGGAGGATAAGTTACAATGAGTTGGTTCGATATAATAAAACAGTTAACGCCTATGCAATCAAGGCTAAAGGATATTGCTAGAAGAGAAGGCATAGAAAAGTTTGGCGATAGAACCATGATAATAAGAATAAACAAAAAAATGGGAGATGATTTTGAGTTAACTCTAAGGTCAAAAAGCACTGGTGAAAATAGACGTTCAGTGTATCAGTTCAAGTTTCGTAACGGTGAATTGTATATGGCAGAAGGGCCACATTTAGTTTATACTGCATCAATGGGACGACAAGGAGATGGAGAAGAAGAACTCTATCGTGCTTTCAAACAATCTATAAATGAATTAATGGAAACTTATCGAGCAAAAAATCCTCAACCTGTTGTGAAACCAGTTCAGTATACAGGTGAAACAGGTGGTAGGCGTTTCGTTAACAGGAAAGGTAGGCCAACTCAAAGGAAGTTAGGAGTAGGTTTCGTTAACAGGAAAATTGATAACTCCGCTAATCAAAAGGAAAATCAAGAATACCGAAGAAGAATGAAAGAAATATATGGCTATGATGAGGATGATTTACAATGAGTTGGTTTGATATCATTAAAAGAACTGGTAAATCAAAAGGAACTGGTTTACGAGGTAGAGGATACAAGCCTCCTAAAGATTCAACTTCAAGAAGAAAAGAAGATGAGAAGGAGATTTTAGAGCCTGAGTTGGAGGAGTTACAATGAGTTGGATGGATACTCTAAAATCCACATATGAAGTATATGTGTATGATATTGAGTGGGATGCTACGGAGTATGAAAAAGAAAGAATGTCTTTACCTAATGTTGGAGTATACTACATTCCAAGCACTACTGATTTAGATGTTGATGAAGATGTTTGGGATGCAATTAATGATTCAGTTGAAGATGCACATGGTTTTGTTATGGTTGATTTTAATTACAAATTCAATCATTCAGATGAAGAAAGAACGTTTGAAGAAGATATGGTAGATATCAATAAAAGGAGTTGAAGATTACAATGAACATTCGATACATAGTAACTCATCCTAGAAATAAGATACCAAATGGTATATTGAGTTACATATTAAGTGATAGTAGGTGAATAGAATGAGTTACGGATACGGTTGGGCTTGGGAAGAACTTCTATTGAAGAAGCAGACTCTACGAGATAAGGTAGTTCAAGCATCCAAGAGTGGTAACTTCGATGAACTTCTTGAGAACCATAACTCTGCACAATTGCGTAGAGCGGTAAACACATTAGTAGACGATGGTATGAAGGAAGAAAGGTTTCAGCCTTTGTTGGATAAACTTGGAACTGCTAAGAGGGCTGATGGTAAAGACAATCCTGAATATGAAAGACCAAATGAAAAAGAAGTAGAAATGTATGAATCTTTCATGAATGGTAATCATGAAGAATTAGTTGAGTTCTTGAATGATGGAACTGATGGAAATAAAAGAGTTAAGATTTCACGCCTGATAAAATGGAACTCTGAGAACGGAGATGCACTTCTGAAATACGTCAAGGATAAACCCGAACTCTATGGCTACATCACTAAGGACATAACACTCACACTACCAAATAACTTTGATAGAGATATCTTGGATGATTACCAGTTTGTAATGGAGAGAGATATCAAGGTAACTTTACCTGAGTTCCTAACAATAGAACAAGGAAAGGCACTTGCAGGTGGTCAGCCATCACAACCAATTGAGAGAACTGCTTTTGCTAGAATCTTCAAAGCCCCTGAATACAAGGATAAGATTGTAGCAACTTCTGTTAAGTTAGAGGCAAGCACAATTGATGGTGGATTTGCAGCAGATTATCTGAACATGGTCGTAACTAATCTACGTGGTAATACAAGAGAACCATTCATGCCTACATTCTCAGTATCAGAAGCCCCTTCTTCGGGGCAAATCAGAGAAGCACAAAAGTTGTTCTTTGGTGCTAAGACTGGTGGAGGCACAAGTAGAATGTATCCCGCAATGGAGTATATTCTAAGAAATGAGAAGTTGGACTTGGATGTTGGTTTTGTTAGAACTCAAACTAAGGAAACGCTACAAGAAGTGGAGTTGGCTAATAAGTTCCAAAGGGCAGAGATAGACGATAAGGAATTGAATAAGTTATACAATAAATTCGTCAAGGTCAAGACAGATGAGGATGGTAATGTCACAAATGTTACAGGTTATTCTAAGTTCAAACAGGCAGTTGTTGATGCAGGGCTTGAAGACGACTATAACAAGTTCTTGAAAGAAACTCAAGTCAGACGCTATACTTTACCTGTTGAAGTAAGAGATGCTTTAGTTGCTATGATTGATAATGAAGCAGATGAAAAACAAGTTAGATTGGTGAAGTCCAAATTAGGACATTTATTCTCAAAGGTTGGATTCAAACGTTCAGTCAGAGAGATGCGTAAGAAGAAGGTAAACTATGGCGACCCTGATAAAATAAAAGAGGCTCTACTTTCTATGGAAGAAAAAGCAGAGGGAACTGTTTCTATAACAGATAAACTATTCCTTGAGAGAGTTAACTTCCTATTCGATGATGTAGACCAAGACCCATTGGGTAATTTCCTTTCGGGAATGGATAGTGGTGGTAAGTTTAGATTAAAGGATATGCAACTTTCTTCTAAGCAGGTTCTACAATTTTCAGATTTATTGGTTATGGTTCTACAATTATCGAGAAAGATGTTGAGGGATTCTAAGTTGCAAATGTCCTTGAAGAGATTACTTAGGGAAACAGATTCTAAGAAAAGAAAAGAAGCAGAAGACGAGTTCAAGACAAAACTATCAGAATCATATTCTAAAATACATAAGGGTGTATTAGACGCAATAAGAAGAAAGATGGTGCAAGTAATGGAAGAACCACTGCTACACAATAAATCAGGAGCGATTCAACCATACGATTGGATTAATGAGAACAGGAGTTGAGCAAATGATATCAGATGAAGAACTATACAACGCATTTAGGATTTTGATGCTTGAGCCTGATGAGTTCGATGAGTTTACTGAAAGGATGGTTGCTGAACAGTATAAGGATGAAGACCCTAAAGCAATAGCAGATAAGGTTGAATTAGAAGCCGATGATAGAGCAGAAGAGTATCTTAGGTCTTTCAAGCCTGAGTTCCTATACAACTTGATTAAAGATGATGCAGACTTTATGGAGAATGGGAAGTTATCTTCTAAGTATCAAAAGTCAGGCAAACAATTGGGAGAACTAACTCAATTGTTGATAGAAGACATTTCTTCCAAACACGAAGAGTTTGAAGAAATACCCGATGCTATCAGAAATAGCATGATTAAGAAATTATTAGAATTAGGCGGTGTATCAGGTAGAGTTCTGACCACTGACTTGGAAGAAGCAACAACTGACCCTAGTAGGTCTATTGCAGTTGATGTTAAGAGGTTAGACAAAGTTTTGAGGGCTTTCTTAGATGACACTGGTAAACAGTTAACGTATAAGAATACAATAGAACAAGAAAGGGACTTAAGCAGAGTTTCGTTGAAGAATAGAAACATAAGGAAGAAAGAAGTAGAACAGATGAAGTATATTCTTGAGAATCAAAAGCCTTCTGTCAGGGACAGACTTTCACCGTTAATGGTTGTATTAAGACAATTCGATAAGGTAGAAGAGAGAATAATTCAATTAGACGCTGACCAAATAATTGGTGAGTTGGATTTGAAGATGTTAAATAGAAGAAACAGAATCTATTCGTTTTGGAAAGAACATCAAGGTAAGTATGAAGATTTCAAAGAAGCGTATAATAATTGTAATACAGCATTCGCTAAAATATTACTGCCTTTGATTCAAGAGAACAAAGACGACAAGGAAATCCAAGAGTTCAGAAAAATATTGGATGAGTTCTTGAAGTTTGAATCTTCAATAAACAATGATGAATTGAATTATGTTGTTAAGTTCAAGCCAAAGGACATGGAAGTTTACTTTAGGAATCACAAGGGACTTGCTCTATATGAGAAGTTCATGGAAGATAGTGGTTTAGTTCGTGGCGATACAAGGGAAGACGAAGATAGGAAAGCGAGAAGTGAAGGATATTACGATGAGGAAACTGGTGACTTCAAGGAAACTATTACCGTAGAAGGTGTTCAAACTCTTGACTCTGAGGAAGAGGTAATGGAAGCAGAAAGGAAAAAGGAAATGGAAGAACTTTCACTCTTCGGTGCAAAACTAAAGAGACTTGAAAGTAAGAAAGTAGACCCACTATACTATCACGCATTCACTAAAGAAACAGGAGCGTTCAAGGATACTGTTGCTTTCACTCAAGATATTCAAGCAATTCGTGAAGCCATGTTAGGTGCGGGAGCAGTTAGAGAGATGGCTACTGGTATTGATATGGATGACGAGATAAATGATTACGTCAACCAATTAGAAAGAACATTAGCAAGAGGAGGAAATGGCCCATATTATCTACCATTATCTGAATCTGTTAGTAAGTTTGCAATCGAAGAGAACTGGAATGCTGACCCTCTTAGCCTGAATACAGCAAGAGGAATCAACAATCGTCTTAGACAGATTGGAGACTTCTTGGATAATCTCAGCCAAATCTTAGATGCAGGGGATGATTTGGATAGAGCGTCAGCACCCAGTTCTGCAATTGCAGATAAACAAGGAGAAGGAGTACCAAGTCAGAAGATGCCTCATCTTGGAACAAAGAACAGAAAAGACCATCTCGATAAAATTGAAGAGGCAAGAGAAGAGTTTGATGATTTGATAGAAGCAGTGTTAGATTACTTCGTAGTTCCTATGAGCGGTTCAAACAAACCATTCGATGACCCTCTACCTTTCGACACAAAGACAAATAAAACCCGTAGAATTTTCAGAGCATTAGCAACAGGAAAAACTGACACTGCTTTGTTCAAGGTATTAGCATTGGAAGGCAGAGCAGGTTATACAATGGTGAAAGCCGAAGAGTTAGAGAGCCTAACGAGAATGTTGGAGTTCTTACAAGATATAGAAGGTAGGAAAGACTTGCCTACTTTGGTCAATCAATTGGAAAAGGGAATCAAAACTGTTAATTTCATAATGCTAAACAAAAGAGGTTCTGCGTTAGCAGAGGAAACTATGGTAGAGTTTGGTCATTATCTACATGAAGTCTTAGAGGCTAATGATATTTCTTGGCCTTCCGATATGAAGTTCCCTGATAACAGTAGAGGAAAAACTCCCGAAGAGTGGAGTAAGATGTATGATGTTGGTAAGGTATATCCATTTGAAGCGATAGAAACTCACATCAAGAGAAACATTGGAGGATACTCAGACAGTATGAGAACAATGGTTAGAGGTAGTGATAGGAGAGGAAAAGGCTCTAACACTATCGTTCAAAGATTCATCAATGCAATAGATGGAATGAAGATTCTGAGAAGTGAAAAGGAAAACACAATCCTATCCGTTCATGACGAGATTCGTAAGATGATGGGTAAACCCGTATACTACAACAATGCTAAGTTGGACAACTATGACCATGTGAATAGTGCAATTGGTCTGATGAAATCAAGATTCAAGGTTGACGTGACTGCACATGAAGTGGAGTCCATTGTAGGCGAATTGAACTCAATGGAAGAATTGAGTAAAAAGCATGGTGTTCCAAAGGAAGGTGTATATTTCTTGAAGGCTAATTTCAGGTGATAAAATGTTAGAGTTTCAAGAGATGTCTGAAGATGATGCCGTTAGAGTATTCTTAGAAGATGGGTACTATGAATACAAAAAAAGAAGAGAGCGTTATCAAAGGATATCCCCTAATTCATCTTGGGCTACTGCACCTGCAAGAATGTTTGTGGGTTTTTTAGAAGATAAACCAGTAGGAGTTATTGGTTTTGCTCCATACAAAGGAGTTCTTTTGGGAGCAGGTATTCACGTTAGAAGAGGATTTAGAGGTAGAGGGTTAGCACAATTACTAGTTCAAAAACTCATAGAGGAGAAAGGAGGCCAAACTCTTTTTGCTAATATTGCTAATCCAAGAATTGCTAACACATACAGAAGATATGGGTTCAAAGATATGAATGAAGAAGAGTTACCCGATGACTCAAGAAATGCTATTCGGGGATTAGAGTTCGCAGACCAAGTTCAGAAATGGGTTTGGGGAGTTCATCGAGATGTTTGGTTTGACGTGGTGAAAAATGGAATTAGATGATTTAGATTTTGTTTCAGCAATGGATATGGAACTATCTAAAACTTCATTTCCATATTTTTTTCAGAATGTTCTTGGAATGATGTTTCCTCCGTATATGCAAGAATGGTTAGACTCAATGGAAAAAACAGATAGAACCGTTATTGTTTGTAGTCGTGACCACGGAAAATCTGTTTTTATGCACAGTTGGGTAGTATGGAATCTTGTGTTTCAAGAACCACCATATCAAATGCTTTACATTTCTTCTAACCAAAAGCAGACTCTTGTTCACATGAGAGAAATTGACAGATACTTCAACCACCCTGCTCTTAAGAAATACAAACCCAGTAGGGGTTGGGCTATTGGTAATATTCAGTTAACAAACGGTAACGCTATCTTGGAGCGTTCCGTTGGTTCTCAAATCAGAGGACTTCACCCACAGGAGATTATCATTGACGACCCTTTGAAGGAGTTTAGCCTTGCAGGTATTCAACGAGTTACAGATTGGTTCTTCGGGGATATGATACCAACACTTCATCATACATCTAAGTTGAGAATGATTGGAACTCCGTTTACCTACACGGATATTTTTGCTCAGTTAGAGGAGAATGAAGCATATTCTGTTCAGAAGTACCCATGTCTAAACTCTTTGAATGAACCACTTTGGCCTGAGCGTTGGGACTATGACGCACTAATGAAAAGAAAAGCAGAGATAGGTTCTCTCAAGTTTACAAGAGAATATCTTTGTGTTCCTATATCTACTGGAACTGCTCTATTCAATCCTGAGTTCATAGAGAAATGTAAGAACAAAGATTACGTTCTGAAACTTGGACACCGTAAGGAAAAGGGCTACAAGTATTATGTGGGAGTTGACCCTGCTATCTCAACAGATGGAGACTACAACGTAATCACGGTTTTGGAAGTTGATGAAAATAAAAACAAAACCATAGTCCATGTGGACAGGGCTAAGAATGTAGATTTCAGAGAGAACATAGAGAAGATTAGATTGATTGGTAAAATCTTTGAACCCGAAGAAGTTCTCTATGAAACCAACACTTTCGCAAAGGCATTTACACAGGAACTACGAAACATATCTGACTTGAATGTTAGAGATTTTACAACTACAAGAAAAAAGAAACAGGAAATAATTCTGAGTCTTCAAATGAATATAGAAAACGGAAAAATAAATTTTCCATATGGTGATAATGCGAGTAGAAGACTGACCAATGCGTTGATAGAAGAACTGTCTATGTTCTCTATTACCACTGCCGGAAAGTTTGAGGGTGTAGGGGCGCATGACGACTTAGTTATGAGTTTAGCATTAGCAGTGGCTTGTGCTACAAAGACATCAGATGTGTTCATGTTGTTGGATGATATGGGAATATTTGATGAACCTAAGCCAATGAACAGGTCTTTAGGCGGAATGATGGGGCTGAACTTTTAGGGGGGTAGGTGCGTGGCGGAGAAAGATAGTGAAATCTTAGAAGAAGTTCTTGAGCAAACAAAGCGAAAGGAGACTTTAGAAGAAGAAATCGAGGAACGCACTAAAGACTTGAAACGTTCTTGGCTATCGAATGTTCCAATAGAAGACCACAGTATTTTGGAAAAGAAATACGCAGAAGATTTCAGAATGAGTTTATCTGATGCAAGAAAGGAATTGAAGTATACTTTGACTAAGTATGAAATTGAAGGTTCTGATATCCCAAAGACCATAAAGGAACTAAAAAAATATAGAAGGACTCTCAAAGGAGAGGACAAGGTAAAGATTACCAATTCAATTGAGAATTTAATCAAGGCATATTCTGACCACTTGGATAGAAGCATGGATAACATTTACTGGATTAGTAAATACAAACCAGTTCTCAAAGACATGACTTGCTCGGAAGATAATCTAATCAAACTATCATATGTTGACGATGCAACTACAAGGCGAGAACTAATTGATACTCTCTGTAAATATTGGGAAGCAAAAATAGAGAAGGAGGATATGCCTTTCAATTCTGATTACTCAAGATTGACAAAGGAGATGACTAACACAAAGAGACAATTCAAAAGATTGTTGAAGAAGCATATGAAAACTACTTCTCCAAAGGATAAAATTAAACATCACATTCTAAAATCTATATGTGAAGAACCCGGAATATCTGCAAGGCAGATACATGAAAGGCTACCAAAGAATCTCTTTACAAAAACAACTCCAAACGTAATTGCAAAAATGGCTAAACAAGAAAACATCACCACCGTTAACGGTGCTTTCTACAAGTTTAGTGATGAGATAAAGAAAGATATCTATGCTTATACTGCTGCATTTATTGACTCAGATGGCTACATTACAATGGATAAGAATTACAATCCAAGAGTCGGTTTAGTTGCAACAGGAGAAAGAGGTAAGGCTTTCATGATGGAGATGCACAAGTCATTAGGGTGCGGTAGATTACATCTCGACCAAAAATCCCCACAGGATACAAGACCAGTAAACAGGTTGAACTTTTACTCAGGTGATGATGTTGTTGAACTACTTACAAAATGTAGGCCACATTTCAGAATGAAAGGTAAGAATGCTGATATTCTGTTAGAGTTAATCAGGATGAAGAAATCACATAAGAAGGCTGATTGGTATAATGAAAGGAGAGAAGAACTCTTCAAGTTGATGAAATATGAGAATCACAAAGACCATGTAGGTTATGATTTCACACGATATGATATTGACATTGATACTGTTGCCAAGTTACATGACAATTGTAAGATGGGTGCAATGGATGTTATTGAAGGGGTGATTGCATGACTTGGTTTGAAATATTAAAAGCCAAATCAAAAAGGCAAAAAGCACTCTCTGAATGGACAAGAGAAGATTGGGGATACATCTCACCCAAATCAAAAAAGAAAGGGAGATATGCTCCAAAAGCAGTTCGGGATTCTTTGACACCTTCTGAAAAAGCATATGAGAATCGTAAGAAAAGAAAAGGAACAAAGCAAGGAAAGCAACACGTTCCAAGAGGTAAATCCGCTAAGAAAAAATACAGGAGGGTTGAGGGATTATGAGTTGGCAAGACATTTTGAAAAAGAAAAAGAAGTCAACAGTCAACCAAGCGGGTAATTATACTAAACCCGGAATGAGAAAGAGAATATTCCAACGAATCAAAGCCGGAAGTAAAGGTGGTAGAGCAGGTCAATGGTCTGCAAGAAAAGCACAGATGTTAGCGGCTGCATACAAGAAAGCAGGTGGTGGTTATCGTGACTGATTGGTTTGAGATTCTAAAGAAAAAAGGTAAACACCCTGCACTAAAGAGAGCAGGTGTCAGTGGCTTTAGTAAACCAAAGAGAACCCCTAAACATAAATCAAAATCTCATGTTGTTGTTGTCAGAGATGGTAAGAAGGTCAAGACTATTCGGTTTGGAGAACAAGGTGCTGATACAGTAACCGAGAAAAACCCAAAGGGAAAGAGAAAAAAGAAACAAGCATCATTCAAGGCTCGCCATGCTAAGAATATTAAGCGGGGGAAAATGTCTGCGGCGTATTGGGCTAACAAAGTAAAGTGGTAAGTATGGTAGAAGAAAAAAGAAGATTTAGTTTAACGAGTTTGTTTAGGCAAACTACGCCCAAACCCGCAGATAGAACGGTATTCAATCCGGGTATTCAAGAGAGAGATAATTCATATCTTTTGACTAGTCCAATCATCTACCACATAGTATCTCAATCAACTATTGTTAGAACTTGTATCACTCAGTTGAAACAGGAGATATTCAGAAGAGGATACCATTGGGATTCTAAGTTCGCTCTAAAATGTAGAAGTTGTGGTAAAGAACATGAAAGCACAGTGAAGGAATGTGTTGATTGTGGAAGCACTGATTTGGTAAAGCCTGATGTTGAGCAATTAAAATATGCTAAAGAGTTCTTAGATGGATATGTAAATTGTTCAGAGCAACTATTCATTGATGTCCTAAAGGAACTTGAAGATGATTTGAACATCATGGATGACGCATATTTGGTAATGGTGAAAGAATACTATGCTGATAACAATTCCAAAGTTAGAATGCACAGAATCAAGGAAGTATACAGAGGCGACCCAGTTACTATGCACATTTATGCAAATGACTTGGGGGAAAGAGGCAAAGCCGGATATACTTGCTTAAGACATAGAAACAGAATACACCAAAGCCCAACTGAACTTTGCGAAACTTGTAACTCTGAACTTTATCCCGTTCATTATGTTAACAGGGTAAACGGTGAAGAACAGTATTTCGTGAAGGGAGAAGTTCTACACTTTAGCAAATACTCACCAAGTAGATTGTATGGTCTTTCACCAATAATCACTCTATGGAATAATGTTACAACACTAATTGCTATGGAGAATTATGTCAACTCATCATACACTAAAGCAAGAATGCCGAAGGGACTTCTTGCAGTTCAGACAAGGAACATGGATTCAATGAAATCATTTTGGCGTGGTGTCAAAGAAAAGATGGAGCAAGACCCACACTTCATACCTGTAATGGGAATAGAATCTGAGGGAGGAAAAGGTTCTGTTGAGTGGGTTAAGTTCATGGACAGTCTAAAGGAAATGGACTACATACAAGTTAAGGATGATTTGAGGGACAGGATTTCAGCATTCTATGGTGTGAGTAAAATCTTCATGGCGGATAACTCTGCAAGTGGCGGTTTGAACAATGAGGGTATGCAGGTATTAGTTACTAACAGAGCGGTAGAAATGGCTCAAACAATTTGGAATAACTATGTGTTCCCATTTATGTCAGAGGAGTTTGGAATAACTGATTGGTGTTTGAAACTACCACCATCCGAAGAAGAGGATGAGATTGCAGTTCTACGTAAAAGAGAGATAGAAGTGAATGTCGCTGCTGCGATTAAGAACTTAGGATTTGAAGTAGACATGGATGATGAAGGTGGTTTCATCTACACAAAACCTGAACCTAAAGAACCAACAGAAGGAGAAGGTGAAGAAGGTAGCGAAGAAATTGAATTAGACCCATATGCCGGAACTGATATTGATGCCTCTCAAATGGGACAAATGCAAGAACAAATGATGATGGGAGGAAATAAGTCTGAGAGCAAACCTCAAGAGAACCCCCCCGCTACGAGAAACAAACCATCTATGGCTACTGGCCCGGATAAAAGATTTACAGGATTACCAAGAGAAGCCGGAAATGAGAATGTTGACGAAAGAACAGAAAGGAGAGTTGGATGATATGAGTTGGCAAGACGTACTAAAAAATGAGATGAATGTAGAAACATTAGAAGAAATAGCGAAAGAGTTGGATAAGGCAGTAGAAGCACATAGTTCTCAAGCAAAGAGAATTAGGGGTATAATTGCTCAATACAAGAAGGGCGAACCTACAAGAATGCAAGCACCACAATACATAACCAATAGGCCAAGAGTCCCAACAATTCCACAACCAAGAGATTACACTGCGGGAGATAGAGCATTGATGAGGAGAGCAAAAAGCAATCTCGATGAAGAAAAAAGGAGGAAAAATCAATGAGTGAAAAAACCGTAAGAGAACTTGAAAGAGAATTGAAGGCAGCAAGAGTTAGAGAAAGAAAAGAGCATACTGACAAGGTAACTGTTAGTAGGGACTATTCTATTGGAGGTATTGATAGAGATACCACAGTAGAAAAGAAAAATCCTGACTCTGCTGATATTCCTGATGCTATTCTGTTACCTAAGAATAAGAGAAACAGAAGAGAAAACATACCTTTCTGAGTTGATTACATGACATGGACTAGCATTCTCAAGAGAAGCGAAATCCATGCTGATGTTATGTGGGCTTACAATCAAGCACAACAAAAAGACTCGACAAAGTTTCCTATTGCAGATTTGCGTGAGGCTCATCGTGCATTAGATGATGCCGCAGAAAGAGATGCAGAGGAAAGAGATGAGTCAGAGGCTAAGGTTACAAATATTCTGAGTAGAGGTTTCTTTTCTAACTCAAGGGATAGATTAACTCCTGTTGAGTTTGAGAAGGATAAGAGAAAGTTCATCAACAGAATAAACAGTTTGGAAAGATTGCTAAACAAAAGAAGTAAAGAATCCATGAGACTTCCCGAAGGGCAGACATTGAACATAAGAGATTTAGATGCTCTAAGAGAAGAAAACTCTCTGTTGGAATTATTATTTGAAGGAGAGAAAAAAACTCTAGTTAAACTAAAAACAGGTTTAGGTGAAAGAAAAGATGCTGCGATTGACTTCGCAGAAAAACTCTATGATGCAATGAAATCATGGGACAGATATGGAGATAACACTCGTAGTAGAAATCTTGTTGACGACCTAAGACCACGACTAGCATCAGGAGCAAAGAACCTACAAGCATATTTGTTAGAAGGAAAAGGTAGAATTAGAACTGAGGTTTCTTCCTTATTCCATGAAAAAAATGCCGAGTTTGATGACGAAAGTAAAACTTGGAGTCCTCTTGTAATATACCCAAAAGGAAATACTTCCTTAGAATTACTTGAACAAATATACTCCTATCTTAGAATACCAATAAAAATATCAGGAGAAGATGAAGCCGGAGAAAAGGCAATACGAAGTTATTTCTCATTAGATGTAGATGAGTTTGTAGAAGAGATTCACGACATGATAGGTAGTGATGACCCAAAGATTCATGCTAAACTGTTTTTCAATAAGGATGATGTCTTGAGGAAGATATACAGAATAGTCCCTGAAATTATACAGATTGCAGAGGAAAAAATGGATGACAAAGAAAAGGGAGAGTTGTTGACTAAACACTTTGACGTGTTAGAATATTTGATTAGGATTAATTCTTTGACTGGTGATTACAGTAGACTCAAAGAAAACAGGTTGGACAAAGTAAAACGATTTGCTCATATGCGAAAGGGCAAGAGAAATCTAAGTATGAACAGAAACTTCCCAATGCTAGAAGATGCCTATGAGGAATATGAGGCAAACCCAAGTGAATATCATACAAGTGGTAGAAAGAAACAACGCACATCTCCTAAACTTGAGAATAAAAGAATGTTTTTGAGAAACCCATCTCTACCATCAAAGTATCAAGGGCCAAGAACTAAGGAGGAAGTAGAGAGAGATGTCAGTAACTTTACCACATTTTCAAGAAAAATACAGGAGATAAAACCTAAACTAACTTCAGGTGAATTAGAACGTAAGACTTTAGTTGGTATGAAAAGAACATTAGATTCATTCAAGGCAAAGATGGAGAAGCATGATTTACTTTTAGAAGATACAATTGATGTTATGGGTATAGAGGGCATTGAGAATGAAGATGACTTGGATGAAGCCATAAACAAATACAAGGAAATGCTACAACGAATAAAATCGGAAAAAACAGATGACGGTAAAATCATTGGCGAAGATGGAGAAGAATATGACGCTGATGAATTAATTGAATCCTATGAAGATTATTTGGAATACCTAAATGTTCTAAGTGCAATACCACGTTTGAAAGAAGTAATCCCTCGATTGGAAACTATTTTACAAAACGTAAAACTTGAGGAACAATCATTAGACGAACCCTCATCTGATGATGCGGAGGAGGAGTCTGCATGAGTTGGCAAGATGTGCTAAAAGATGAAGGATTTTACTTCTCTCCTGTCTTCATTGAGAAACTTGATGGTAAGCAGAAAAAGAAGTTGAAGAAACTCATACAGAAGGCTCAACCAACAAATATGATGGGTCAGGATATGACTCAACTTTCAGATATAATCGAAGAACTGAAAGACATGGATTTAGTAAAATCTGATAAGAAACTAAGTAAAACCGTAGAAGGTTTTGATGAAAAGAACTTGGAGATTCTAGCCTCTGCCTCTGAGTTGAGAAAGGACTACGAAACACTATTCACACAACTAAGAAAAATGGTTTATCCACCATCAAAGAAAGGTAAGCAGTGATACAATGAATTGGAAAAATGAACTAAGAGTGCGGATTAAAGAAAGTTTATCTAAAATGTATGAGGAGGAAGCAAGCAATGAGTGACGAGATGTTGATGTTGATGAAAGAATTGGTAGACAAAGTAAAAGCCTTAGAGCAAGCAGTCTACAACAAAGACAACCTGTTAATGAAATCGGGTTTTGTCGTTTACGAATCACCTACACCTACAATGGACAGTAAGGATGTTGCAGGTAGTAGCACGATAAAGAAGAGTATGGATTGGGAAGACATACACGAATTAGTCAAACAAATGGAGTGAATGATATGCCGGAGAGAGTAACAAAAGAAGAGAAAGTAGTCGAGTTGGCTATTGCCAAAGCAAAAGAAGTGCTACAAGAAGCAAAGCATCTTGGACAGTTAGAGTTGGATGAGCCTCTTACTGGTGAAGAAGTCAAAGTAAAAAGACCAAAGAAGAATCCTTCGGAAGAACCTTTACCAAAAACAAGTAATGTTGAAGGAAAAGAAGATAAGTTAAATGACTGAATCCCTACGAAAGACGTGAGGGGTCAGATGCCGCAAACAGGATTAGAGTTTGAAAAAGAAACAAGTGGCCTAACAAAACAGGTCTTAGATTTCTTTGAGAAGGTTCGTTACTCCTATCTTTCAGCAAGAGAAAATCCCGATGATTATGGGGATGCTTGGAAGAAAACAGTAAAGGATATCAGAGAACAATTAGATTCTCTTGATGATTTTAGCAATGAATTGAAAACTTATGTCAAAGAAGACGTGGCTCAATCTGATGAGGCATACAACCCAAAATCAAGACAAGCAAAGGAATTGTATGAAGCGGTAAAAGAACTCAGGTTCAAATCCGAAAAAGTCAGTGACCCGTTTTCAAAACAACTTGGTGATGATGTAATACCTAAGTTGTTGAAGAATGAAGCACTGTTTGCTTATTTTATTCATTATGCACTACGCTCTCATGCAAATGCTTTACCTGAAAAGGCATGGAAAGCGGTAGAACTCAAACCCGATAAAATAACTCAGAATGTAATGGGTTTGGATTTAGAACCAAAGGACATTCCATTATACATCATAGAACATTATGGTGGAGAAGAGGAAGATACAAGAAGAGTAGAAAGTAAGTTCAAGGGGGCTTACAAATTATTGGAGAAGGTGTATGCTTCTCAGTATGATGAGGATAAGTGGGATAATCTCGTTGAGTTAGATATTGCAAAGAGTGAACAAAAACAAGAAATTGACTTTATCGTTCCCAACAAACCAATGTATAGAATCTTTGAGATAGATGATATGAAAGAAATCAAAGGTCTTACTGGTGAATACATTGTTCAAGAAAAATATGATGGTATGAGAATACAACTTCACAAGTTCAATGGTAAAGTCAGAATATACTCTTTCAATGAAAAGGACATTACAGATAAGTGTCCAAAACAAGTAAAACACTTGGAAAAGAAAATGTTCAATGATTGTATATTAGATGGGGAACTCATGTTGTTTGATGGTGATGAGCCATTACATAGAGCAGATACAATAGCCCATGTTTTCAAGAATAAAAAAGGTGGTGAACTAAAAGCACACGTCTTTGATATTATGGTTCATGAAGGAAAGAACATTGCTGATGAAACTCTACGAGAAAGAAATAATATTCTTTTGTATCAGTATGCTCAACATTCGTCTGAGGACTTAGCATTCCCATCTAAGAAGGATACAAGAATCGCTGATTCCATAAAAGAAGTAGAATCCTATGCTAAAGAAATAATGCAGTTACCTGCATCAGAAGGTGTGGTAATCAAAGATATAGAATCAACTTACTATATTGGGGTTAAGAAAAATCCTAAGTGGATTAAGTGGAAAAAGTTCGTGGACTTGGATGTTATAGTGTTGGATGATAAGAAGACAAAGAGCAATCTACATTCCTACACAATGGGAGTTGGGCCAGTTAATGCTGAAACTGCGAGGAACTACAAGACTGTTGAGTTTGAAGATAAAGACTACTTAGAAGTGGGTAAGGCTCTCAACACAAAACAATCAGTAAAGATTGGTAGTATTGTTAGAGTAAAGGTTGATGAAGTTAAGAAAGGTAAAGATGGGTTCAAACTATTTTCTGCTAAAGTTATAGAGATACCCGAAGTAACTCAATCAGATACGGTTGAAACATTAGAGCAACTAGCAAGTAAGACAAAGAAATCTCTTAATGCAATTGGATATACATTCGGAGATAAGGTAGGTGGGATGTTTGAAGTTACATCAGGATTACAGAACCCAAGAGGTCAGAAAAAGAAAGATGTGAAGAAAGGATATTACATTACAGACCACATACATGGAACTGCTGAGATTATTCTAAAAGAGGATATGGATGGTTTCACAATCTATGGTTTTGAAGGAGATTCTCTTATGCAAAAGAATGCTCTATACAACATAGACCTGTGGAAAGAGCAAGTAGTTAGTATAATGAAAGGGAAACGTTCTACCTTTAGATTGGCTATTCGTAATGAAATATTAGAGAGTGGTAGAGATAATCTAAGGTTTGAACAGATATTAGATTATGTTAAGGACAAACATCAAGGAACTTTTCAAGACCTATTCGACTCTGATGAAGGAAGGTTAATGTCTTGGATGAAACAACAAGAAGATTTAGTTTATCTTCATCCTAACAAGTTTACTGCAAGAGAAGATATACTGGAAAAAGATGTTGAAGAGTTACAAAAGGAAGAAACAGGTAAGTATACAATTAATCTTAGAGAAGATGATAATGTAGATTTAATCATAGAATACAAAGACGAGCGTATGGGTTGGACTATTGATATTGAAGAGTCAGAAGACATATACGAATTGTTTGGTAAGTCAGGTAAGTATCCGGCTATTGTAATGAAGAATGCAGGTGAATCTAAGAAAGTCTTGGATAAAGGCAGTATAGAATTAGGTATTCAAAAAGATGGATACCATGAATATAGATTAGATGGAGATAAGTTTCAAACGAGAATGCACTTTAGAGTAGTTCCATTAGATGAACAAAAGAGTTGGATAGCATGGACAGGAAAGAAACAAGAAATGTTAGACGATGAAGAGAACCCAAATAAATGGAATCTGAATGAAGATTCTTATGCTCAATTACCCTTCCCTTCGGATAAAAAAGAGTAATTATTGCTATTACTTCATATAGTAAGAGTGAAAAACATACCGATAATGCTCATGATGGATACTCCTCTGCTAAAGGCTGAGAGTAATCATGAGTTTACTATTTTGAAGTCTGACAACCTAATCATTGGTGGCTATGCTTCAATCGAAATAGTAGATAAGCAGAACGATTTAATCACACTTGAAGCATTGAATGATGCGGTTAAGAAGTATATGTCTGATGAAAAATACAGAAATGTAATGTCTAACCATTCTAACGTGCAAGTTGGAGAAGTTGTAGAGCAGTATAGAGATGCTAACGGAGTTTTGCACAAGACTGCCGTAGATGATGTAGGATTCTATGTTGTGATAAAACTACGAGATGACATTGAGAAAGCAAAAGAAATCTCAAGAGGAATTAGAAAGGGAACTCTACGTTCCTTTAGTATTGGAGGACAAGCCATTTCAAAGAAGCAAAGAACTTCTGAGGAGTATGGTGAGTATAATGAGATAGACAGGTTGGAACTGCATGAAGTTACAATCTGCGAGAAGGGGATAAACCCCGAAGCAAAATTCGACATTTTGAAAATGGAGGAAAAAAACATGAGTGAAAAGTTAGAAAAAGCACTTGAAGAACTGAACGACCTGATGAAACAGGTTAGTGAAGTTACTTCAACAGAAAATGATGACGTAACGAAGAACGAAATGGCCTACATGGATACCAAAGATGACGAGATGGCTATGGCTGATGATGAATCAGACATGGACAAGTCAGAAGAGGATGACATGGACAAGGCAGACGAGGACATGGAAGAGAAGGCTCTTGATGAGGATTCAACAAGAGACTACGAAGCCGGAGAAGTTGTTGTAGATGGAGGAAACCCAAAACCTGCACCTGCTGAACTAAAGTCCTTCGGGCTTGATGGAGCAGACTTTGCTACTCTCGACCTATCGGCTGAGAATGTAGAAAAAGCATATGCAAAATTCAAGGCAGATAGAATGGAAGCAATGGCTTTCGATTCTCTCAACAAGCAGTTTGAAGCCCGACTCACAGAAGAGTTGTCTGTTAAGAAGGCGGAGGCTGAAAAAGCATCTTACGATGCTCGCTCAGATGTAGCGGCTCTAAAAGAAGAGTTTGCTGAACTACGCAAGTCCCTATCCGAAAAGGATTCAGAAATTAGGAAGGCACAGGAAGTAGCATTTGCTCTACCTGATGGAATGCCAACAAGCATTGAGGCGGCGGCTGAGATGTCTTGGGAAGATATTCACGCATTAACAAGAGGTGATTAAATATGTCAGGATACATTAAGACAATGAAAGACTTAGAAGCAGCAACATACGGATACGGTGGAAACACTGGTAATGCTCTACTCAAAGCGGGTGGAGTTGTTGGAGGATTCGGAACTCCTCACGATGCAGCCAGTAACCCATTTTCTGCTGCTGCTGGTCTTGGCGACCTTTACAATGTTCTTTATGGACAGAAAGTTTGGTCTATGCTAAATCAGGAAGTTAACCCTCTTGCTATGTTGGCTAAGAGGCCATACACATCTTCCGGTTGGAGAGTTCTAAAGAGCCGACCTATTGGTGGTAGTGGTTCACAGTTCGCTACTGGTGCTAATGCTGTAACTGCAAACATTAACTCAACTGATGCAGCAACACCTAGAGCAGATACCATTGGTGGTGTCCCTGAAAACGCAGTTATTGGAAGTGATTTCCATGCTCTTGCACCTGAATACACAAAACTGTATGTTAGCCCTAAGACTATTGCACACCTGTTTGAGTTCTCAGAACTCGGTATGGAACTTGCTGCAATTGATGATGGTGTCGGTGACATCAGAGCAATTGTTCGTGAGGACATGGGTAAACTACACGCAGAAGTTCAGAGTAAGATGCTAGTTATGCCTCTTGAGAAATACTCAGAGAACAACACAACTGGTATTGAGAAGAACTACACTTCTCTACTAAAGATTGTTTCATCTGCCGCAGAAATCGCTCAAATGGCTGACGATGACGTATTCTACCACAACCAAACAAACAACGGTACGGCAGCACAACTTGCTGACGCAACCAGTATCTTTGGAACTGAGAGAACTGTAACTGTCAACACATCCGGTGGTAGTGGAAACTACACATACACTGGTGTTGCATCTTTCCTTGATGCAGAGGTTGACTTCGGAGCAAACTATACATCAGGCGGTTGCCGTGTATTAACTCTAAGTCTACTAAATGACATGATTCGCAGAATCAGGCAGAATGGTGGAAACCCGAAAGTTATCATTACCGGATACGATACCATCCAAAAGATTGCTGACTTGCTACAAAGCCAAGAGCGATTTATGGACAGGAAAGAGGTTGTTCCAACGCACAACGGAGTTCGTGGTGTAAAGGGTCAAGAGGTTGGATTCAGAGTTGCAACATACTATGACATCCCAATCATCCCTGCAAAGGATATGCCTTCTACTGGTAAGTCAACAAGCAACAGGCTCAGTGATATACTGATTCTTGATACTGACCACCTATGGCTATCTGTTATGAAACCAACCCAATACTTTGAGGATGGTATCACTAGCGGAAACCCATTCGGTGTTGGCAAACTCGGAAATCAGGGTATGTATCGCACTATGGGTGAAACTTGCTGTTCCTTCTTCAAGGGACAAGGTAAGATTACCAACATAAAGAGTGCTTGATTTTAACACTGAATAAGTAAGTAAATCTGAAAAACGTAAAGTAGTAGCCTCTGCCCCGACAGTATGGGGCAGGGGTTACTGCCGAAAACAAAACAGAGGTAATAATATGGCTTATATTAGATTGAAAGAACACAGAACAAGAGGCGACATAGTAATACAAGGTGCAGGTGAAACGGTATATTCTATCAACGAAATACCCGTTGAGATACCTGCAAGAATTGCTGCACTTTACTTAGGTGACGAGCAAATGATTGTAGAGTTTATTGATAGCGATAAGAAAGATATCAAGAGTATGCCTGAAAATAGATTGGTTTCGATTAGAGAACATTTGGGCTTAGATGAGGGTGCAGATGTTTTGAACGTTCTATATCCTAAGAAAGCAAAGACCACTGTTAAGAAGAAAGTTGAGGAGGTTGTTGAGACTGTCACTGAAACAGTTGTTGAGACTGTTACACCGGAAAAGAAAACACCTGCTCCTAAGAAAACAACAACCAAAAAAGAACCTGCTAAGAAAACAACCACTAAGAAGGAAGTGGAATGATGGTAGGTGGAGTAGCGGGTAGTCCAGTCAGAACCGCTAGTGCAGTATTGAATGTAGGTAACTGTAAGTTGAACAGTGTTCATTTTACTTCTACTGGAACTGCAACTCTAAAAATATACGACCACGATAGCACAAGTGTTGGTTCTGCTGATGAGGTCGCACGTCTAATTCTAACCGCTAATACAACAACTGAGTTCGATATGCATGGGAGAGCAATGGGAACAGGTATTACGGCTATATTGAGTGGTTCAGGGGGAGCATACTCTTGCACATGGAGTTGATTGCTTGCCAGTTATAGATACAGATACAAGACTAATAATGACCATGCTCTTTGTTGGAGCAGTAAGTGGATTGAACATTTACGTATACGCCTTAGTGGGAACTTCCTTCCCATATAGCGGAGTAGCCCATGCAGTGTTATTTGGAGTTAGCACTGTTGGTGGGATAATGATATTGAAAGTAATATTAGATTTGATTGCCAACGATTTCATTGAAGAGTTCTTACTAAAACGAAGAATAGATGCTTATTGGAATAGAAAGGCAAATGACGAAGAAAACAGAAAGAGGGTAAGAGAATCCTTAGTTCAGTTCCAACAGGCATACTATCAGAATCAACAACAAATGCAACAAAATGTTGTAGTTCAACCAGTAAGCGACAACACTCTAAGCCCTACTTTCTTAACACAATTTCAAGAGTGAGGGTAGAATATGGTCGGAGAAATCCTAATGGGATTCGATGAATCCACATTAGCATATGACCTACAAAGAGCGCATTCTGCTGATATTTGGTTTCTAAGAGCAAGGTTCTACATTTGGGGTGCAGCAGTTTCAGTAGGAACTTTTCTAATAGGTCATGCTTTGCCGTTGTTCGGTGTTAATCTATACTCTATCTTTTGGGATGGGTTTGTCTCTTTTTGGAATCATCTATGGGGGTAGAGCCTAATGTCCGTGATGACGGGCTTTGCAATACTCATAGTTGAGGCTATGAACAAGATGTATCAACGTCTTCACTCTATACCGTTTGGTGTGTATGGTGCAAGCAAGGTAGGTAAAACAACATTACACCATCAGTTGAGAACAAGAGGAGAAGTCCCTTCTATTACAGATAGAACAGTTGGTTTACATCGAGCCACAAGAAAATATGTGAAACTTGACGGTGATGCTCATACTGTAAAAACTGCTGATGTTGGTGGAGAAACTGTTTACTGGAATGAATGGCTAGAAGATATGCGTGGTCGTCATGTGAAATATATTATTTTCATGATAGATGATAGACATATGGATAAGCACTACGATATAGAACAACAACTATGTTGGACATTTTTAGTTGATACTATTTGTTCATCTCATTGGAACTTGAACGGTAAAAAAAAGAAAAAGAAGCCCCATGATTATCCAATAGCAGTATCTATTTGGGCTAACAAATATGACTTATGGAAAGACAAATATGACTACAATGGAGATATGGATAAGCACCCTATATTTGAGTCATTCAAACCCGGTATGCAGAAGTTAAATGATAAAGGAATACCCTGTCACAAATACATTGTAAGTGCTAAATCTGATTCAGAAATGGTATATAGAGGAATCCTAACAATCATAAAGGACTACTGAGGGAGAGATGATATGTCTATGCAATTTCAGCCACCCAGTTTAATTGGCGCACAGTCAGCAAATACAGGAATGAACCCATTTCTTGACAGACTTTCTGCTGCAAGAGCAGCAGGTTCAGTCATGCTTTATGAGTATAAAAGCGTCAAGCCGAAAAAACAATTGAAAGAAATTATCAAAGTGCTTATGCCTGAAAAGAAAAAACTGTTAGGAATAAGATACGGTTTCAAATACAACATAAAAGATAGATGTGTAGTATGTGGAACACAAAAGAATTGGGAAGCAGGGGATTCAATGAGGCCACCTCTTCCTTTACATAAAGTGCGTAAAGGATATCCAATGAGAGGAACATACTGTGAGAAACACGCTCAGATACACAGACAATATGAGATGTTAGAACAACAAATGCTTGCAGAAGAACATGGTCTTTCTTTTAGTGCTTACATCCCATCTGCAAGAAGTTTGAATCCTTTAGCAAGTGGCCCTATGACTGGTCTAAAACAAGAAGACATTACTTCTCTAACATCATTGGGTTGGACTATCAAACCCCCTGTTGCTTTAGTAGAAACTAAAGAAGAAGAGTTGTTCAGATTAATCATAGAAACCAATGGAATCAATAGTAGGATGAAAACACTATTAGCCGAAGGCACTAGGGTATCATCAGCACAAGACGAGGAGGATGTAGAATAATGGGACTATTCGGAACAAGCAACAGTTCGTTGTCAACCCAAATACAGGGTCAACAACAAAGTAATTTCAAAGCAATGAACAACTTACTAACACTACAAGAGAATCATGTAGAGGATTTCTTTCAGTATCATGGAGAAGCATTTTTGGGTGCTTTGGAGAAGTTAATTGAAGATGTAGTAACACGCTCTGTAAGTCAGATGTTAACTAAGTTAGAGTTCAATCAGAGTTCAAGCGGTAATCTAACAATCGCTCCCGAAGCACTCAATGAGTTTACATCAATAACTCAAGAAAACATTGATTTAGATTTGGCTAATCTTTTGGCTACTGCTATCAACAGTGAAGTTGTTATGCAGAGAAGAATGGCTAAACAACAATATCTTGAGGCACAAGGATTCTCTTCTCCTTCTCAACCACAACCCACAACAACTCCAATGGGTATGAATCCACAGGGACTAGACCCTTCACAGATACAAGGTGGAAATATGGCAGTAGGTATGAATAATACTCTAATGCAACAACAAATGGCTTTCAATAACCAATCAGGATATCCTGTTCCTCCTTCGGGATATGACAGTATGAACAATCCATATTGGATTGACCCCGCAACAGGCCAACCAACATACACCCCACCGCAGAGTGGACTAGGTTTAGCATCAGGACTAGGTAAAGCAGTTGCATGGGCTAAGTGGTTAGCATAGGATGGGGTCTGATGGATGGCAGAGATAAAAGTAACAAGTAAAGTTGTTGACGGGTTAAAAGTAGGATTTATTCTTAAACCTGAAAAGAAAAGACAAACCGTTGATGACTTGTTTACTGATGATGAGTTATTCAGAACTCTCACTGCTTTTATCTTCAATGGTGTGTCTAACACAACTCCAATGAAAGGAGTTCGTAGATTAACGAGAAAATTAGTTTCTTTGGACAATTCTGACTATCGAGGAACGGATTTAGAATTTGATGAAGCGGAATATGAAAAGTATCTTGATTCGTATTTTAGTAAAATAGAGAAAGCACAATTAGATGAATTAGTTGATATGCTTGAGAATATGAATTACGTTACTAAATCAGGTAAGAATCGTGCTTTTTCTCAAAATTTCCTTAATGAGATGGCAAAAGAAAATATTAGACTTTTAGATTTGAGGAATGATTTGAAAGTTAGTAAGTTACTAGGTAAGAGATACGGTAAAGGATTAGATGACACTGATGTTGATGATAGTGTAAAAGATAAGAAGTCTGCTGAGAAAAGAAGAGAGAAAAAATACGATGCAAGAAGCAGTAGATTGTTAGGGGCTTTTGATAGAAGTGAACCCGCACTCTATCCATCAATATTAATGAAGCACATTACTATTTCAGGTGGAATAATAACTATTGATACAGAAGGATACTTCAAAGAGATTTTCAAGAAAGAAGGGTATGGAACAATAGGAACAGGTTCATTTCAGTTTAATGTAGGTGGAGCATCCAAAGCAACATCAGAAGATGAAAAGGAAGAAGAGGATGAAGATTCTAAATTAGATAGAGAAGCAGAGGAACAGGCATTAGAAGACTTTGGTTCAGATATGGAAACTGAGGAAGGTATTGAACAAAAAATGCTAACCAAAGCAGAAAACTATGGACAACCCGTTGACCAACTAGTATCTCTTGTGATTTTAGACGGTGGTAAATATGAATTGTTTGTATTTGGGGAGAAGAAATCTTTCAATTCTAATAGCAGAGATGAAAACATGGAAGATGTTTGGAATGCTATTCAAGATGTAAAAATACCTGATAAGAAGTCATTACTTGATATTCTTCGCTCACAGAGAAAATCAGTATTGAAAGACACCATCCTTTCTTTCATTACTCCAAGAGAAAATAAGATATCCATAGGAACTGCTACTATAACTCTAAAGAGAAAAGAATGGAAAGATGAAGAGGACTTTATTCTTTGGTTAACTAAAGGAGCAGGTAGTGAACAAGATAAGAAAGTCATCAAAGACGCAAGAAAACTTGCTGAACATCTTATGAAGATTGATAATCAGATAGATGCTATTGAAGGTAGTTGGAATGAGTATAAAACTGATGTTCCTTTTGATAGATTTTTCTCACATTTAATGTCTAAACAAAGAAAAGAAATGGTAAGTTGGCTTCAAGATTTGATTACAAGCGTAAAAGATGACAAGTATAATGTTGATACTCCAATACAACAAGAAACAAAACCTGTCATAGATGCAGAAGGAAACCGTGTTTTAGATGAAAGAGGATTTACAGAACAAGAGGTTGTAAGAGAAGGAAAAATACAGGTTGAACGAGATGGAAAGAAAGTTGATTATGAGCCAGTATATGATAACCATGAGAAATTCATGGAACTACTATCTACATTAAGAAAACAATTAGGTAATAGTAAGATAACAGAAGGACTTAACGTTGGTCAGTTCTTTTTACAAGAAGGAAAAAGAGTAGACTTAACCTTAGAAGAGTTACAGAAAGATGTATTAGATGCTCTAAAAGGAAAAGGTAATTGGCAGACATACAAAGATGAAAAAACAGGAGAGTCTGCTGAATTTAGAATGACTACAAACAAATATGTTCCAATAATCAAATACACGTCAAACGCTCCTAAGAAAATGGTCATTGATACTAAGTTAGACGGAATATCGAGTAGAGAGTTCAAGCGTGGAAGATTCAGTGAATCGAGAGTTAGAGCCACTGATAAACAGAAGAAAGAAAGAGCCAGTAAAGCGGATAAAGATGACTCCGATGAATTACAACTTGTTTATAACGAATATATGGCTTTGAAAGAATTGATAGGAAGTGTATGAAATGAGTAAGGTTCGTTCCCCAAGTGATTTTACAGATATTAATGTAAACTACGCAATAGGAAATGGACACTACACCACACATACAGATGTATCTAATCTTTTACAAATAAGTGCTTTCAGTGATACTACTACACCTACAAGAGCAGAAGTAGGTAAAATAATCAAGAGAGTAGAAGAGAAGATTGACGATAGCATAAAACAATCATTCAGACCAATAATACATCATGAGGAGTTTTATTCTTTTGATGGATGGAATAAGGGTTCATACCCTGTTCAGCCTTATCGTGATTATGTAGGTTTTATTCAACTATCACAACCTAAGATTCAGAAGTTGGTTCGATTAGAAGTTTGGCAAGGTGATAGGTATGTTGACTTAGCATCTGCAACTGCTAGACTAACTCTCCCTGCTTCTGTTACCAATAGTGCATGGACAATATCTCTCACTGCCGGAACTTACACTTTTAATCTCGTAGAGGGAACTCACTTCTACGATAACTTTGGTTCAAGCACAACCGCAAGCCAACTCTCTGATGCAATCAATGAGAGATTCCCTGCTAAGACTGCGAGGTTCACAGGAGAAACTGCTCGTAAAACCTTGAAGGACACTACTAATACAGTGAGCATATCTGATTTCTTTTACGCAACGGTTGATTCTGAGAACGGAGATACTGTTGTAATATCTTCACTGCTATTGGGTAACGATGGTTCTAACTGCAATATAACATCCACATTTGGAACTATCGAATCATTTACTGGTAATCAAGACTCAGGAAGAACGAGGGACTTTTGGCAAATGAAGAAAGAAGGTAAGATATTCTTCTATCAAGAATACCCTCACGTTACTAACCATTCAATCAGAGTTGCATATGTCGCAGGTGATGGTAGAGTCCCTGCACCAATACATGAAGCAGCGACTAAGTTTGTGGCGGCGGAAGTAATACGACATGACGATAACTCAATCATGATTGCCGAAACAGAATCAAACATAGATTTGAAAACTAAGCATGATATTCTTCTTGAGGAAGCAAACAAGATAATTGACGGCAAGAAAAACATAATCCATTTCATAACGTGATACTATGACGAACCTAATTTCTACCTTTAATGAGATTCTGAAAAGGGAACAAGAAAGGAATGAGATACTAAACGAAGTAGGTTTAGCAGGGTTTTCTCTAAGTGATGAGGAAGTATTCAAACACGCAGTAGATGCCTTTGTGTTAAGAGTGCAA